AAAGAATATTTAGATGTTGCAGTTAAGAATGATGATCATCTTGTAAAATTAACTGCAATCGTTCAACGTTATATTTCTACTAAGCAAACTATTTCTGGTGCTGATGGATTAATCAGCGATGAAGAAAAACAGCAACTTATTCGAATAGCTGAACAAACTATGACTGCTGAACTCCGAGATGAATTGGAAGATATGAATGCTGATCAGCAAGAACTAACACAAAAAATACAAAATGTTACAAGCAAGTTAGGAACCGATGCAAGCAAATAATCATATATTTTGGGATGTTGCAGAAGTATTAGAATATGATTATACGTACTCTTATATTTTTCCTGATGCTGGAAAAACTAATACGGATAGTTTATTTGCTTTAAAAGTTAGATCATGTAGCACATTATATAATGATCAATTCATATTAGCACGTCCAGCAAACAATGCAATTAAAAGAATTCCATTAGTTGGAGAAATGGTTTTAATTTACAAAACTTTTAACGAACAATCAACTAAATATAAACGAAGAGAAAGTTGGTACTATGTTGATACTGTAGACTTACAAGGTTCTATTAATGAAAACATGTTACCAGGCATATCTGGTAATAAAACTCAAGATGAAATTGATCGTACAAAACCAGGTCGAACATTTACTCGTAAGCCCGTTGCTTTGTTACAACCGTATGAAGGTGATACATTAATTGAAGGGCGTTTAGGAAATAGTATTCGTTTTGGTAGCACTGTTAATATTTCTACAACAGACCGTTCAGTGTCTGAAAATAACACATTAGTTCCTACATATTATTATGTGGAACCTACATGGAAAAGTCCTAAACCACCGGGGGAGACGGGACCAGAAAATGATCCAGCACAACCTATTATTGTTTTATCTAATGGTCGCAAACAACTTCCAAATAAACAATTTATCGTAGAAAATCCAAATGTAGATGCATCTTCATTATATTTAACGAGCAATCAAACAATTCCATTAACATTATCAAAACCAACAACAAAAAATAATTCATTTGAAGGTTCACAATTTATTGGAGTAGGAGATAAAATTGTTTTAAGTGCTAAAACCGATGTTATTGTACTTGATTCAAAAAAAGCAATCGTATTAAATACTCCGGAGGAAGTACGTATTGGAGGTGATGATGCGGATGAACGGTTTGTTCACGGTGAAGTTTTAAAAGAAATTTTAGATAAGATAATATCACACTTATTATATACACAAATAAAGTGCGGAGATCTTACCGGTACATTTTTAAATGATACGAATTTGAGAGATGCACAAAAAAAATTATATAGTGAGTTAACTAGTAATAAATATTTTTTAAAGAAAACATAATATGCCAGCAGTATTTCCTCCATTAGATCGTATACCCAATCTACCTCCGCAGATTACAGATAAAGTGATTCAACAATTGAATAAATTAGTTGATCAATTAGGAGATAAAGTTGTAACCGTATCAAAAGATTCAGTTAAACTGCCAGAAAAATGTAATTGTGATGATCCTAGAATCAAAAAAATTAAAAAAGATTTAACTGATGTACAAACTCTTGTAACAAAACTACAAACAGAGATACCTAAAATACAAAAAATTATTGATGTTAATAAAACAGTAATTACTGCTGCAAATGGGGTAAAAATTGCATTAGCTGCAGCACAACTTTCAAATCCAGCAACAGCCGGCTTGTTTTTAGCAATGTTACTAAAAGATGTACAAGATGCAACTATTAAAAATGCTATATCATCAGTTCAACAATTAGCAAAAGTACCACCATCGTTAACTGCGCAATTAAATAAATTTACTCCTACTATACAAGAAGCATTGAATAAAATAGGTTCAAGTTGTAATGGAGAAGTTCCTGCAATTAGTATTCCAACTTCAACATCGAGAGATTCAGATGCATTAGATTCATTTGGTGACGGATTTGATTACAATGATTTATTGGATTCCGAATTCTATCAGGAAATAAACGTATCGCAGGAAGATTTAACAAGTCGATCGGAAAATATTCAAAAATTAATCGAGCAACAACAAAGCTTATTAACATTGCAAGAAGCTCCGAGTCAAGTATATCAACGAGTAGGAAGACCATCCGACGATTTAGGTAAAACTGGTGATTATTATATTGATACGCAAAACTTAATGATATATGGCCCAAAGCCATCAGATACAGAATGGCCTAGTATGGGCGTAAATTACTAATCGCAATATTTATATATAAAAAGATTCATATGGATTCAAAAACATTGATAAAAGCACTTAAACAAGCCGTACGCGATGTTATAAAAGAAGAGTTAACAGAAATTCTTCGCGAAGGGTTACAATCTACTATTAATGAGATGAAGTCTACCTCTCACACGACAGTTAATAGGGCAAATGGCAAACCGATACCGCAACAAACAGCAAAAAACAAAATACAATTTCAACGAACTGGTTTTGCAGATATTTTAAATGAAACGCCTTCGATGAAAGAAGGTTCTCCATCTGTTTCTAGTTTTTCAGAATTAATGTCTGAAAATTATAGAGATATGAGTTTTAATTCTGCAGATGCACAAGGCTTTGGAATGATGCGACAAAATCAAATGCCGCAGCAGCCAGCAGCACCCGCAGTAATGCATGACCCCGAGACGGGTAAAACATTTGATGTAGATCCAGTTGTTGCAAAAGCATTGACACGTGATTATTCAGGATTAATGAAAGCAATTGAAAAGAAAAAAGGTAAATAATGCCATATCAAGTAATTGAACCGTTAGTTGACCCAGCTAGTTCCGCTGCCTTAGGTGTTGGATTACAATCACTCACTCCGATTTATTTAACTACCGATCAAGCATTTGAAAATTTAAAAACTTTGCTATTAACTCATAAAGGCGAACGTTATAATCAACCTACATTTGGAACTCGTTTATTATACATTTTATTTGAACCTAATATGGAATCTTTAAAACAAACGATTGATGATGCCATCAAAACCCCAGTTTCATATTGGTTGCCGTATATAACAATTGAAAATATTGATATCGTAACTGCAGATGAAAATCCGGATTTATACTATAATATACAAGTAACAATTTCTTTTTCAGTTGCACAATATTCAACGCAAACCATAACACTCGGCGTAACTGACACCGGGGTATTAGAAGTAGGTTAACATGGAAATAAAAAAAGATATATCATATCTAGGCAAAGATTTTAGTCAACTTAGAAAAAATCTAATTGATTTTTCAAAACAATATTTTCCTAATACGTATAATGATTTTAATGAATCATCCCCGGGGATGTTGTTCATGGAAATTGCTGCATATGTAGGAGATGTATTATCATATTACGCAGATAATAATTTAAAAGAATCATTTTTAGAACAAGCATCTGAACGTGCAAATATTTATGATTTAGCAAAATCGTTAGGATATCGTCCAAAGAATGTAGTGCCGGCATATGTAACATTAGATGTTTATCAATTAGTTCCTGCTATAGGCACCGGAATCAATGTTCAGCCGGATTTTAATTATGCATTATCAATTAAACCAGGTATGCAAATAAAACAAACTGCGGGGTCTGCAGTATTTAGAACATTGGATTCTGTAGATTTTGGGTATTCATCTTCAATTGATTCTACAGAAATTACTATATACGAAACAGATGATGCAACTAAACTTCCTACATATTATTTATTAAAAAAACAAACTAAGGCAGTTTCCGGTGAAATAAAAAAACAATCTTTTACATTTTCTAATGCAATTGCATATGATAAAATTGTATTGCCAGATTCCAATATCATTGAAATAATTTCAGTAACCGAATCAGATGGGGACAATTGGTATGAAGTTCCATTTTTAGCTCAAGACACAATTTTTGAATCTGTACCGAATTTATTAGAAAACGATCCGGATTTATATCAGTATCGTTCATCAGCTCCTAGTTTACTTAAATTAAGAAAAACTGCAAAACGTTTTATTTCTAGATTGCGAAGTGATAATAAATTAGAATTACAATTCGGTTCGGGAATTTCTGATAATAATGATGAAGAAATAATTCCAAATCCAAACAATGTAGGAAATGGATTAAGTGGTGTTAGAAGATTAGTCGACGTTGATATTGATCCATCAAATTTTTTATATACTAGGACATATGGACAAGCTCCTACAAATACAACGTTAACTGTAACATATACAGTAGGTAATGGTATTTCTGATAATGTTTCAATAAACACATTAACTAATGTAGATTTTGTTGAATATGATGAAGATATTAATTCTACAAATAACATTTCAATACTAAATTTTGTAAAAACAACACTTGCTGTTAATAATGCAGTACCTGCTGCAGGTGCTAAAACTGCAGATACATTGCAAGATATTAAAAATAACGCATTAGGTAATTTTGCTACACAGAATCGTTTAGTAACACGAGATGATTATATTATACGTTCATATTCAATGCCACAAAAATTTGGAAGTGTTGCAAAAGCATATATTGTTCCAGATGATCAAATAGCACAATCAGATTTTCAACAAACCAGAATTGCAAATCCATTAGCAATGAATATGTATGTTTTAGGTTTTAATCAATCTAAACAATTGGTTGCACTCAATGATGCAATCAAAGAAAATCTAAAAACATATTTAGGTTATTATCGCATATTAACCGATGCAATTAATATTAAAGATGCATTTATTATTAATATCGGAATTGATTTTGAAATTTCAGTTTTATCAAATTATAATAGCAATGAAACGTTATTGAAATGTGTTGATGCAATACGTTCAATGTTCGATGTAGATAAATGGCAAATAAATCAACCCATTATTAAATCAGATGTAACTACAACGTTAGCTAACATAAAAGGCGTTCAAAGCGTTGTAGGAGTTAAATTTAAAAATTTATTTGATACCGACTTTGGTTATTCTGGTAATGTTTATGATTTAGATACAGCCACGCGTAATGGCGTAATTTATCCATCATTAGATCCTAGTATTTTTGAAATTAAATTTCCAAATCAAGATATTCGCGGAAGAGTAGTAAGTTATTAAGTTTTGAATATTTATACTAAAAGTATATTATGTTTAGAATATTTTATCCCGAATCTGATGCTACTGTTTATGAAGGATTAGAAACAACAAATACTGGTTTAGATGAAATTCTAGAAATTGGTAAACGTCTCGGAACAGATGGCAGTACATTACAAAAATCTAGAGCTTTAATTAAGTTTGATAAAACAGAAATTACTGATACGCTATCAAAATATAGTATCAACATAAATTCTTGCAAATTCATATTGCAACTTTATACTAGTAATGCAAAAAATTTACCAGCACAATATACATTAGAATCTAAACTGGTTGCACAGCCGTGGATTAACGGAACAGGTTTCTTAAATTCCAATCCGGTTATTTCAAATGGCGTTACGTGGGCAACCCCATATACATCTTGGTCATTAGACTCACAAACCGGTGCATTATGGATTTCTAGTTCACAACAAATTGATTTAGGAACATCTGGAATTAGAGTTTCTGGCTCGGGTGCTGGTGGTAGTTGGTTATATAGTACGGGTAGCACATCATTTTCTAGTTCATATGATTATTCATATCAAACTACGGATTTAACATTAGATGTTTCTGACTTAGTTTTAAAATTAATTAGTGGAAGTAATAGTCAATCTATAGATAATAATGGATTTATACTTAAGTTTTCAGATGTAGATGAAGCAGATGTAAATGTAACTGGTTATATTAATTATTTTAGTAGAGAAACTCATACTATATATGTTCCAAAACTAACAATGTATTGGGACAATTCAGCATATTCATCATCTTTATCGGCTGCAGATTTAGAGTCATATACTGTATATACAAAAATGAAACCAGAATATAAAGATTCTGAAATAGCTAAAATACGAATTTATACCAGAGATAAATACCCACAAAAATCTCCAACAAATTTATTTCCGATACAAGCAGTTAAACGATTACCATCAACTACTTACTATGCAATACGAGATGCAGCTACAGATGAATACATAATTCCTTATGATAATATTTATACTAAAGTAAGTTGCGATAACACTAGTAATTACATTTACGTTGATATGAATGGTTTTATGCCAGAACGATATTATC